AAACTTTTAGACTTCTTAAAAGAGTTAAAGCTTACATTAGAACTGGAACGCCTTATCACAAGATAGGTTATTTTGCTTTTACAAAGAAAGCTGCGGGGGAAGCGAGAAACAGAATAGGTGTGTCAGATAAGAAGGTACCATACTTTCAAACTCTACACGCCTTCTGTTTTCATTTACTTGGATTAACTGAAGATAAAGTTATGCAACCCTATCATTACGAAGAGCTAGGAAAAAAATTAAATATTCGTGTAAACTTTTCTGATAAATATAACGAAGAAGAAACTCACTTTCTTACATGCGATAATCCCTACTTCCAATTAATTGGAAGAGCTATTAATAGAGGAACAACTATACGAGAAGAGTTTGATAGAAATGAACATGATAAAAAAGAAATTGATTGGGATGTATTAAAACACATAGCTATAAACTTAAAAGAATTTAAAGAAAAGAATCACATCTTAGACTTTAATGACATGATTGAATGTATTCTGATTCTCCCTACCGATAAGATGCCTCGATTCAAAGCTGTCTTTATTGATGAAGCACAAGACTTATCTCCTCTACAATGGAAACTATATGATAAATTAAAAGATTATTGTGATCAAATATACTTAGCGGGTGATGACGATCAAGCTATCTTCGCCTGGGCTGGTGCTGATGTAAATAGATTTATAAATGAACCTGCAAAGGAAAGAGTGCTTAGGTACTCGCGTAGAATTTCAAGAGCCGTGCAACAGGAATCACAAATACCAGTGAACCGTATAGCAGGCATCAGGAAACATAAAGAATACCTACCTAGAGCGCAAGAGGGTCTTGCGTCTACTATTAGTAATCTAGGCCAAATTGATTTAACTAAAGGAAAATGGCTTATTCTTACTCGAACTAAAAGTAATCTCTTGGAGATTATGAAAGAATTAAAAAAGAAAAATTTATATTATCAAAGTAATAAAGGAAAAAGTTTTAAGGTAGGATTATATAATGCAGCCGTTGCTTATACTAAGTGGACTATAGAAGGTGTATTAGAACCTAAGGAAATAAATGAAGTTAAAGAATTTATTCCAGATGGAAAATGGAATAAAAAAATTCCATGGTATGATATATTTAATGCCGATCAAAAAGAAATTTTATATATAAGAAATTTAATATCAAGTGATGAAAAATTAAACGAACGTGCACGAATATGGTTGTCAACTATTCATGCAGCAAAAGGAGGTGAAGAAGATAATGTAATTCTATCTTTACATCAGGGTAGTAAAGTTCAAAAAGGAATTAGATTAAGTGTTGACAAACAAGATGAGGAGAATAGAGTGTGGTATGTCGGCATCACGAGAGCAAGAAATAATCTATACAAACTAAAAGCAAAAAAGAAAATAAAGGAGTATCAACTATGACGAACAAACGACGTAATGAGTTAAAAAAAAGATTAGAAATTACACAAAAATGGTGTGATTACTTTTTAGAAAGAGAAAAAAATAGAAAAATTTCTATACAAGCTAATAAAGCTCTTAATAAAGACAAACCATTTTTAGGGCTTATTTTTATCCTCTTATATTTGCCTACTAAAATCTTAGGTAAATTCTTAAGTATATGTAGATGGAATGCATATAATAAGGCATGTAAAGAAATGGAAATAATTATAAAGGAGTTAAAAGATGGTGAAGATTATAATAAAATGACAAAAAAAGAACTTAAAAGGGCTTTAGAAGAAAGGGGCATTCATGTTGGAGAATCTTTAATAAGTATAGAGGGAGATAAAAATGACCAATAAAAATATATTTGAGGATGCATTTCCACAGGATAGACAGGTGGGAGGAAGTCATTATAAAAAATTTGTAATTCAACCCTATGAATTTATTTCAAAAAACAATTTAAGTTTCTTCCAAGGCAACGTTGTTAAATATGTTTGCCGATATTTATTTAAAAATAAGATAGAAGATTTAGAAAAAATAATTCATTACTGTGAATTAGAAATTAAAACAATGAAGGATACTAAATGATACTTCCACAAACAGAATGGGTACAGAAAACAGAATACCCGGATCTAAGATCCCATGATGAAATTGCAATTGACTTAGAGACAAGAGATCCAGATTTAAAAAAGAAAGGATCTGGTGCTGTTATTGGTAATGGTGAAGTTGTAGGAATTGCTGTTGCAACTTATAATGACAAATGGTATTTCCCCATCGCTCACAAAGAGGGACCCAATATGGACAGGGCTAAAACTTTAGAATGGTTTAAAGATATTTGTGCATGTCCTGCTACAAAAATTTTTCATAACGCTATGTATGACGTTTCCTGGATACGTAATTTAGGTATAAAAATCAATGGTTTAATCGTTGATACTATGATTGCATCTTCTCTCTTAGATGAAAATAGATTTTCTTACACACTCAACACTTTGTCTTGGCATTTTTTAAACGAAGGTAAAAGTGAGAAAGCTTTAACTGAAGCTGCTAAGTCAAGAGGACTAGATGCTAAAGCTGATATGTGGCAGTTACCAGCTCATGAAGTCGGAGCTTATGCAGAAAAAGATGCGGAACTAACTTTTAAACTTTGGCAGCATCTTAAAAAATTATTAATGGAACCAGATGCAGATGGAAAAGATTTACAAAATATTTTTAATCTTGAGACTGATCTCTTTCCTTGTCTTGTTGACATGAGATTCCTAGGTGTTCGAGTAGATTCTCAACGAGCTCATACACTGAAGAAAGAATTAACAACAAAAGAAGAAAGATTAATCCACCAAATAAAATTAGATACAGGAATAGAAACTCAAATATGGGCTGCAAGATCGATTGAAAAAGTTTTTCAAAAACTAAACCTGCCTTACGAACGAACTGAGAAAACTGACTCTCCATCATTTACCAAAAACTTTCTGTCTAATCATAATCACCCTACAATTCAAATGATAGCAGAGGCGAGAAAAATAAACAAGGTTAATACAACTTTTATTGATACTATTTTAAAACATGAACACAAAGGAAGAATCCATGCAGAAATAAATCAGATTAGATCTGATGATGGTGGAACGGTTACTGGAAGATTCTCTTATCAGAATCCAAACCTCCAGCAAATTCCAGCAAGAGATCCTGATACAGGTCCTTTGATACGATCTTTATTTATACCAGAGGAAGGATGCAAGTGGGGTTGTTTTGACTACTCGCAACAGGAACCAAGACTTGTTGCACACTATGCATTACAATTTGGATTACCTTCCGTAAATCAGATAGCTGATGCATATGATACAGATTCTTCTACCGACTTTCACAAGATTGTAGCGGACATGGCTCAGATTCCTAGATCGCAAGCTAAAACAATTAACCTAGGTTTATTTTATGGAATGGGTAAAGCTAAACTTCAGGCAGAACTGGGCGTCAGCAAAGATAAGGCTGCAGAATTATTTGATAGGTATCATTCGAAGGTTCCATTTGTAAAACAATTGATGAATAAAATTATGGGTGCAGGTTCTAACAAGGGACAGATTAGAACTTTGTTAGGTAGACGTTGTCGCTTCCCTAAATATGAACCAATCCTTAGAGGAAGTGATTGGGGAAAATATGTACCAGCTGAAGATCAGGAACGAATGGAAGATTTACAAGCTATGGGTCCATATATGAAAGATGATGAAGGAGAAATATTAAAAGATAAGGATGGCAACCCTAAGAAAAATTATTGGCATGGCAATCCTACACGGAGAGCATTTACTTACAAAGCTTTAAACAAATTAATTCAAGGGTCGGCAGCGGACATGACTAAGAAAGCTATGTTAGATTTATATAAGGAAGGCATTTTACCACACATTCAAATTCATGATGAATTAGACATATCTATTGATGGTAATGAAAATAAAATTAAAGAGATAATGGAGAATGCAGTTGACCTGGCACTACCTAATAAAGTAGACTGTGAGTCTGGACCAAATTGGGGTTCAATTAAATAGGAGGAAACTATGATAAAAAAATACATAGATAAAGTTATGATTTGGCAAATGCACAACAGAAGAGAAATCGTTTGTTTTGTTGCAGGTCTGATTATTGGTGTTATCATATTATAATGACACATGGCTTACTTGAATGCAAACATTCCTGTGACTTATGCACAGATCAGGAGAGAGTATCTCTATGATCTTAAAGCTCATCATGGTGAAGTTGAAGATTGTATTATCTTCGGCTTCGCTTCGATTACTGGTCGCCCGATTCTGTTCCATGCAATTATGGAAAATGGTGCAGTCTTCTACCGCTTACCGATCTCTGCATTTATACAAAGAGAATTTGAAGCAAAAGAAGTTCCTCAGCGTAGGCTTGATGAACTGGAGTTATGGAATTGTTTTAGTTACTATCCTGCTGTCACTTCTTATGATATCTTAGACGGACAAGCAGGTAAATACTTCGGGAAAGATAAAAAAGTCCACCCAGGGAAATATTTATTTACTATTGACTGGGCTCACCCAGAGAGTAATATAGTAGATACTGATCATTCAGAAATATCACACGAACATAAGTGTGCACACATATTGGCCTTAGATGACGGCAATTATGCCGCCCAGCCAAACAATCGAATACTGTGGGATATACCATCATTTACTGTAAAAGATGAAATTCCGGATTGGAAAGTACAAACGAGTGATTGGAACGTAGAAGATAGTAGTAAGTGGAGAACAGAAAACACTGATAACTTCTTTTACGAGATTGAGGAGAAAAAAAATGAAGTGTGAAAATTGTAACATGGGCTTTATAGTAGCAGAATATAATGTGAAAAGAGAATGCCCGCATTGCGGACATATTCATGAAGCACTAATTTTAAAAGAGGAGGATAGTATGATTAAAAAAATTTGGAAATTCATATGTTGGCCTTTTGTAGCAGTTTTAGATTGGTTAAAAAGCTGTTTGCCTAAAGGAAAATAATGTTAGAAAAAGTAATGACGATGTTGGTGGGTATCTTACTTGCATTAGCAGGTTGGAATCTATCTCGTACCTTCGAACTGTCTACAACTCAAGCAGTACTTGAAAATCAAATTGATCAATTAGAATTTAGAGTACAGATGTTAGATGAGAAGATGGATCAGATGATGAGTATGGATAAAGAGATTATGAATCAACATGAAAAATTATTTAAAAAATTAGAACAAGGAAATACCTCAGGTGGGTATAGTTATAACTAATGGCACTTAAAATTTCAGAGGAAGCAGCAGTACAAATGCCGATGAAAACGGTAGCCTCATTAATTATGATGGTGGCGATCGGGACCTGGGCTTACTTCGGTAT